TCATCCCAAAGGAATGACTTGTTAGTGTCTGTACCACGCTCAATGATGATACCCGCATCTTGGCTAGGTGTACCTGTCTCATCAGAGTTAAGAGTAAGGGTAGCGTCACCAATGTTCACGTCATTAGAGTTAACAGAAGTAGTTGTACCATTAACTGTAAGGTTACCATTCACGATAGCGTTGTTGAAGGTTACGTTATCAGAGGTACCTACAGGCTGACCAATAGAGAACTGCCCTGCAGAGTACGTTACACCTGTACCACCACTAAAGTGAGCACGAACCTCAGTAGCACTAGGGCCTGTGTAAGTAATCGCACCAGAGGAGTACGTCAGTGAGCCATCACCACCTGCGTCTGTTACAGAGATGGCTGCCTTAGCATCAGCTGTAGCACGTGCGGTAGTGTAGTAGAGGTTAGTTGCACCTTCGTCAACCGTATCAGTGTCGCCCTGTGTATAGGACATAACGCCTGTCTGGTTGTTGTACTGAATAGAGCCTGTAGCAGAGATGGAAACACGTGCTCTACCTGTTGTGAAGTACTGATTAGTAGAACCCTCAGCTAGGGCGTCTGTATCGTGGTTAGCAATGCTAGTTACTGTGCCTGTTACATCACCAACTACATCACCTGTAATATCACCTACGACACCGCTAGTAGCTGTTACAACACCTGTAACATCTAGAGTAGCACCAACAGTAGCAAGGCCAGAGACTGTAAGAGTATCGGTGTCTACAGTACCATCAAAGAAAGCATCCTTGAACTGAACAGCAGCTGAGCCTAAGTCTAGGGTGTTTGTAACTTTAGGCAGTACCTGTGTACCAGAGATAACAACATCCTGCGCTGGGCCTACCTTTGTAATAGGGGCACCTTCACCCGCAGTACCATCATGAGAGTGACCAGAAGTAGCGTTAAACGCAGCCTCTACAGCATTGTACTCCGCATCGAAGTCATCAGCATCAATAACGTTACCGTTGGAGATGTTGTTCGATGTATCCTGACGTGTATAACCTGCCATGTTTTAGTCCTTACTGTCTATCGTTTTGTCTAAACTCTAGCAGGGCTGTGTCTAGAGTGAATGTGGGGTTGGTAGAGATGTCCTCTACACGAATTGCAATGGTCTTACCTGAGCCAATAATGTTGGTAGGGTAGATAACGTCTAGCTGACCACCATAGTTAGATGTATTGAAGATAGAGCTAGACTGACCGAAGATAGAGACAGCACTACCTGTACTTGTAACTGTCTGTGTTTTAGGCTGGATAAGACCTGTGTTAGAAGTTGTACCGAAATCATACTTCACGTTTAGGTCTAAGTCCATAGTCCCTGTGGGTTCTGCGTACAAAGTCAGCTTGTAGAAAGACTTACGCATTTGAGGGTCTGTTACGGGCATGTAGGGTGACTCGTAGATAGCATCAATGTTTGCGCCATCAAAACTAGAGCCTGTCTCCATGATGTAAACATAACCGTCTGTGTTAGCAAATGCAACAGTTTCTGTTGTACCTGAGTAACGGCTGTCTGCTACAAACGCCTTGATGCCATATGTAGTAGACCAGCTAATACCAGAAGCACCCTGTGATACGAACTTTGTAGCGATAAGACCCTTAGCAGCATCAGCCTGTTCAGACTGAATGTAAGCAAAGATACGATACTGGGCCTTTTCACGGATCAATACAGAAGCAAAGCTAGGGGTACTACCCAAGAATGTAGTAGCGTCCTTAGCGATTGGATCAGATGCAATGTCTAGTCCAAAGTCACCAATACGGTCAGTAGCACTTAGGAGGCGAATACCATCAGGAGCGAGGTACATAATGTCACCACCGACTTCCTGAATAGTGTCACCATTGATACAGCCAATACGATCTGTAATAGGGGAAACTTGGAAGTCTGCAGCCGTGTTACCTGTCAGACGTTTAACACTATCCTTAGTAAAGATGATGAGCTGATCACGGAAGACAGCTAGGCCTGTTACCTCAGATGAAACGTTGATAGACCCAGCACCATTAGCAGCACTAAAGTCATCTACAGTAAAAGGTGCAGTAAAGTACACTACGTTGTCTTTGGCGTAAAAGGCTGTATCCTTAAACACAGCTACCTGAGTAGCGCCCTGTACGTCTGACAGTCCGTTAATAGTGGTAATAGTGTTTCCGCTGGTGGTGTACGAGATAGGGTAGTTGAAAGAGTCTACGAAGAGTACCTTGTCATCACCATCTAGGTTGTACATAGCAGAACGTGCTTTGTCGCCAATCAAGGCTAGAGAACCCATAGATGTCCAAGTACCGCCTGTACCGTAGTAGTACTCTGTTACGTTAGACGCATTCTGTCTCGCTGCAACAATACGACCTGCACTGATAACCTTGAGAGCAAGGATAGGGCCAGAGCCAGGCAGTGTATCCGTGCTAAACTTCTCGTAGCCTCTAATCTTAGAGTAGCCACCCTCTTTAGTGGCCTCAAAGTTCTGCAGAATAGTAGCAGAACCCACGGCATTAGTACCCTGCTGTAGAGGGCTAAGGTTAGAGATAAGACCACCTCTAAACTCAATAGGGAATGTCTGCCACTGTGTAGCCATTAGTAGTGCACTCGTGTATCTCTGAGGTAGTCAGTACGGTTAATGTGTAGACTACGGAGTTGTTTGATGCCCTGCTCAAACTTCTGTAAGGAAAGCTGTGCAGCCTGCATGTCACCACGGAACTGGTAGACGTAGTACATAGCGCCATCTACGATAGTGTATCTGTACTGCTCAGGAAGAGATGGTACGTCTGTAGCCTTCTCTAGCTCATAGCCTGTACGGAAGTACTCGTAGACCACTTCGTATGCTTTATCTGGGGAGGGGTGAAAGATAAGTTCTCTACTTAGAGTACGTACTACGTAACGTGGCACACCCCTGTTATCTGTAGAGGAGTTATACTCGGAATCTGCGTATTTGTCAAGCCACTCCTCGTAGTTCAGCGACTTGAGTTTAACTGTCTCTACGTTTAACGCTGAGTCACGCCTAATACGAAACGTGTTCATGTTGATCGTCTTAGCGTCATAAGGCATAGAGTAGCGCACAGTGCCAGGCAAGAGTACTTCTGTTTCCTCTGCATGGTTCCAGGGCCACTCAAACTCCTCTTGGTTAATATGTCGAATAGCTGCGTTAACGCCATCCTTAGCAAAGCTATAGAAGCCTGTAACTGTAGGGAAGTTCGCAGCTGTAAGTTCTACTTCGTTTAGTCTACGGTTAACATCGTTAACAATACTGATGTAGTCATATGCCATGGTTTACTTCTCCCGCACACGTAGAAAGATGGAACGCTCATACTGCAGACCATTACCTGTAGTAACCTGACACACGACAGTATATCTCACGTTGTCTGTCCCCAGAGAGAAACGAGCAGTAGCAACCTGACCAGAGATAGTACCAATAACAAACTGTAGTCCGTCTACAACTTGAGCATCAGATAGCTCAATCTTTGTACCCGTTTCATCCTTGATAAACCACTTTGCAGCTGACAGGGTGTCTCCACTAAGGAAGCGTGACCAGTCTACGCTAAAGTCAGTAATCTCATCTTTATCTTTATCGGGCCACTTATATGCCATGGTTTATCCTTAAGCTGCAATGTAGACTGTATTGCTATCTTGTTCTCTGTCGATATAAACGACACTACTTTCGGGTTGAATATACACAACATTAGCCCCGTCCTCAGGGATAGCGTAAACAACACGAGGTTTATAGAAGAGGTGCTTGATGCTCTCGTAGTCAAAGGCACCCTCAATAATAGTAGGCACCTTAGTACGAATAGTCATGCCAGTACTGACAATAGAGAAGACGTTCGCTGTCCTAGTCGTAACTGTAGGGGCGTTCGTGTTAGCTACTACGCCTAAGGGTAATACAACCGCTTGGGCTATTACCTCTGTGCTTCCAAGTGTAACACTCAGGGCAGGAGTTGCAATACCAACATTTGCTAATGCCAATACAGTAGTTGTACCGATATGGCCTTGAGAGTCAACCCCTTGTGGGTTAATCACAGCCTGTGCATCTACTACTACACTACCTGTAGCAGTGCTTGCAGAGACGCTTGCGAGAGAGGTATTAGCCTCTGCTACTACAACAAGAGTCCCTACGGCACCAGTAGAGGCTACACCTGTAAGGGCTGTATTAGCTGCAGATACAGTTACTACTGTGTTGGTGCTGCTAGAGGCTGCTACACCAACTACGTCAAAACGTACTTCATCGACAACGGCAAAGGCGTTAACTGAAAAGGGTGTAGAGCCAAAGAGCATTAGTCAGCATCCTGAGGCTTAGTTGGCCACGTTACATTATGAGGAAAGCCAGCTTGGTCTGTGATGTTCAGCAATGCTGTACGGTACGCAGCCCACTCAGCTTGCTTGGCTTCTGTAAGTTCAGCCCAACGTAGTGGGTTGGTTACGATAGGATCAACCTCACTAGAAAGTCTATCGTCCCGTTCTTGACGAACCTCCTCGCCAATCAACTCTGCTTGCTTATCTGCATCTAGTAAAACCTCACCATTGACAACTCTGTAAGCAGCCATGTCTTCAATGTAATCCGCCTCTAGAACACTTGTTTCTGAGGTAACGTCTTGCTCAACACACTCCAGCTCAGAAGACCAAGATATAATCTCACCTGATGTAGTGTTGTATAAGATATGTCCCATTTTCATTATACCCTTAATCTATGTACCAAAGTTTAATATGGTCTTGTGAGTAGGGTCCCTTAGTTTTAGAGACGTTGCCTTGACCAAAGATAATGCCAGAAGTATACGTGTTAGAGCTAGCTGTAATTGTACCTGACCCAGCTGAGATAGAACCACCATTTTTTGTGCCAATATACGCCTTTGACATGGTGAGTGAAGGCTTAGTGGTAGTTGCCCGAAGTGTATAGTGCATAACCCATTTTCTGGTTGTACTAAAACTACCTGCACTACTCCCTGTTTTATTCCAGTTAGGGGTGCCAGTAGCACCAGCTATTCGTTTAATTCCACCAGAACTAATCGTTGTAGAGTTAATACCTGTAATGTGACCATACTCATCCAGAGTGATGTCTTGGATAACTGTGCTACCACTATTGTTGACACTAACCTGAGAGGACGTGTCGGCATGATCTAGGGAAGGCTTGTTAATCAAATCATTGTAGTCACCTGACGTAGAAACAGCATGCAGAGCACTAATAGCTTGTTCGTTTTCAGCCGCCTTGGTTTCAATCTCGGTTAGGCCTGTTACATCATCTTTAGCTAAGTCGTTACCTTCCAAGACCGTGGCCAAGGAAGACCTGAACATATCCGCAAATTTACGTGCTCTTGATTTAGACATATTAATCTCCTTACGGCTTTGTCGGCCAGACTACGTCGTCTAGGCTCGTGTAAGTATCGGTGATGTCACGCAGTGCCTGACGGTATGCTGTCTGCTCTGCTGTCATAGTGTGGTCATAGCCAGCCCACCAGTCAGTAGCTGCAATCAGGCGGTCACGTTCTGCACGGAGTAGCTTGAGGGGTTCCACTGCGATAAGTTCAGCCTTCTTAGCTGATACTTCGGCCCAAGTTGTACCCCAATCAGCGGGGTCAGTGCTTTCGATAGCTGTGCCATTGGCGTCTGCGCCAGTAACCTTGGCGAACATAGTGCCAAACTCAGCTTCGGTTGTTGGTTCACCACGGAGTACCCACTCTGTAATGCCCAATTCGTTTAATGCGTTAGCGATTGTAGTCATGATGTTATCTCCGTTATTTCTGAATTTCGTACACAACAAGGCTAGAAGCGCATCTATGCCTTGAGGAACTATCAAGGTCTTCCACGCTTCGGTTAATTGCGCCAGCTGTGTAAAAGTGACCTTGCACCTTGAAGACTATCGGCGTGGATGTATCTGAGGCGGAAGTTGTGTCGTGGAACGAACCTGCTAAAGTGTGCATCTGGTACTGATTAGAGCCAGTGGTATCGCCTGAACCAGCGTTGTAGTCGTTATGAGACATCGTTGACCTACTCCTAGACCCACTGGCGTCGCCAAGACTTTCATTAATTGCAACACCGTCTCTTACTAGGCGAATACCCCATGTGAAATAACCGATTGAACCCGTTACAGAAGGACACAAGATAAATTTGCTGTTCGTAGACTTAGGTGTGAGAGTAACAGAAATGCCTAAATCCACCCAAGCAGATACCGTAGATACGCCCGTAGAAGATGTCCTAACATCACTCTGGACCTGCAACACAGTACCCGTATCATTAACCCCAAGATCACCAATCGTAGGCGTACTACCATCAGCTAACTGGATTTGATCGACTTTGAGTATACTGGTCATCGTGCGATCTCCGTAAAGATAACTTGGCTTTCGTCGCCGTCATCGCAAAACCTTGCATTGTCTGAGTCTACGTCGTTTGCAAGAAGGATATTATAGTTGAGAGCAGACGTTGCAGAGTTGGTGTGCTTCGTGAAGTAAGTGGTGTACCCCCTAAACCAAGTACCGCCACCGTTGTAATCATATGGGCCGTAGTCGATGCCCGAAAACAAAGTAACTCCGCCTAGTTCTATACGCCACTTGTAACGAGCATCGTTACCCCCATTATTGTTACTCATGATATTGAGGTTAAATAGGGCGTAAACATCACTGTTATCTGAGATAGGTGTATAAGATGGTGTCCACACTGACGTGAGTGTACTAGATGTAATGTTTACTTGTGTGGATACGGTAGCCATCTCCTGATTGATGACGTGACCCGCAGCCATAACACGGCTACCCAAGTTAGGCTGGAGATTATCTACGTAGAGTGTACTCATTGTGCGATCTCCGTTACTTTCACATGGCCCAGACCGTATTGGTTTACTTGCGGCCCCGTGCCTTGGAGGCTAAGTACCTGTGCTGTTATTGTTACCGCACTGGAGCTAGTGCAAGTGTACTCGGCAGTGTCCACCGCATAACCCATAGCCCTGTCGTTATAGATAGCAAATCCGTAGTAACTTGAATTGACTGGGTCATCTGACACCTTCGTCCCATCAACTAAGGTACG